TCACCGCTCCTCCACGCGCAACATCAGCGAACGCTCGTCGCTACGCCCGTCGGAAAGCAGGAGCCGGTTGCGCACCCGATAGACACGTCCCGCGATGCCCCCCTCCAGTGTCGCGACGCACCGTTCGCCGTCGAGGCTGCTCGCCGCCACCGTGATGCCGCCCGCCTCATCCGGCGTCACCGCCCACTCGCTCGACGCTATCGTCGCCGGCCCGATGAAAGCCGCCGGCCAATCGATCGCATAATCGACCGACGCCTGCGGATCCTTGAGATAGATGCTCATCGCCACTCCTGCGTTCGATTGCGCGCACGGACCGTCGACGACGGGCTTCACGGCCCACCGTGCACAGTCCTTAACCATTTGAAATCACGTGCTAGATGTTGTTCGCCATGACGCGATCGAAGTGCGCGCCGGTCGTCGCCGCGCTGGCGAGGGTCGAGATGCGAAGGCCCGGATGTCCCGAGCCGGTGAGCGCGTTATCGGTCGTCTGCGCGACCTGCACGCCGTTCACATAAAGCGTCTTGGCCGTATCCCGGACCCGAAAAACGAACTGATAGGATCTGTTCGCGACTAGATCCGCCGCGGCCCCGGTGGCGAGCGTGGTGAAGGTGCCCGCCAGGCACCGACCGATCAGCCAGTTTCCGGTGGCGAGGCACCCCGCATAATAGAAGTTGGAGACATCCGCGCAGCGCGCGAGGAGATAGACGTTCTGGCCGAGCACCGTCTTGAACAATATCTCGGCGGCGACGTCATATTCGGCGGTCGCCGGCGCCCACGCCGATCGATAAGTCGCCGGCACGGTGAAGCCATAGGCCTTGTTGACGTTCATCACGATCGCGCCGTTCAGCGATGTCCAGGCCTCGCCGGTGTCGGCCGCATGGGCGCTCAGTCCGCCGCTCGCCCCCACAAGATTGTCAACGAAGGTCGGCGACACGGCCGCCGCCGCAACCCGCGCCGACAGGGCGGTCTTCGCCGCAGAGGATGGCAAGGACGCGATCGCCGCATCCGCCTCATAGCGATCCGCGGCGAATCCGCTCGCTTCCACCGCCGCCACCAGCGTTTCGACATGGCTGATCGGCCAGTTCCCCGTGCGGGCGTAACGGCCGAAGCTCCGCGCGACCTCCGCGCGCATCCAGTCATAATTGTCGAAATGCTGGACGCTGTTCAGATAGCTCCGGTTCTTCATCGCCGCCGAATACAGATCGATACGCGGAACCAGCAGACTCTCGTCATGGCCGAGCGGACTGTTCGCCAGCACCGCCGGCTCCACCACCTGGCTATTGTAGGGCAGTGATCCATCTGCCTGCGCGGTCGGCAGCACGCCGGCATATTCTCGATAGGTCTGACGGGTGAGACCCACCACCTTGCCATCGAAGCCCGCCATGATCGCATCCACCCGATCCCGCAGATCGATCAGCGATTGCGCGCTGTCGTCGCCGATCGGCTGGGCGGCGGTGATGTCATTACCGATGAGGTTGCCCAGATAGACATAGTCATAATATGCGCCGAACGCCGCGTTCACTGCGTTCAGATAGGTAAGGATGGTGGCGCTGGTCTGGCCCGAGCTGGCATAGTTGAACACGAGCGGGTCGCAGCCCGGGTCCGCCGCGATGAAAGCATCCTCCAGCGGCTTGGAAAGCATTCCCTGCGTCTCGAGGCTCGCTCCCATCACGAGCCAGATGTCCTTCAGGCGCGAAGCGGGCGTTTGGTGCACCATCGGATAGACGGTGCAAGCGCCGCCCGCCGGAGCGGTGACCGCCAGCCGCACCCATCGCGCCCCGCCCGCCGCGATCGGCGCAACCTGCCTGCGGTCGGCCGCATTGTCGCCCGAAGGGAAGGCGAGCGTATGCGATATCGCGCTCCACGAACCGTCCGAACCATCGCTGCTGTCGAAGCTCTCGCTGATCGCAACCGAATAGCCGCTGCGCGTGCCGATCCAGTTGAGGATCGCGCCCGGAGCCGCGACCGCCGCGACATGGAAGGCGATCGTCCGCGTCGCGCTCGCCGACACGCTGTAGCTGGGCCGCGTCCGATCGGCGCTGCTGGCCGCGAGCGCGGTCACCAGCGCCGCATCGCCCGCGCTGTCATAAGCGCCGGTCAGGCCCAGGCGCGGCAGCGTCGGAGGCGTATGTCCCGCCGCCGCGAGCCGCGCCATTGCCACCCCAAAGCCGAATCCCAAGCCGAAGCCGCTCATCAGTAAAGCGCCAATATGTCCGCGGCAGACGTGCCCGTCGCGCGCACATATTGTCCGCGAAACGGCAGAATCGATCCGCTTGGTACATTCTTCCACAGCTGATCCGCCGTGCCGTTCACGCCACGCATGGTGATGTTGCCGCCGGTGCCGACGAACAGCGCCTTGGGGATAGTCACGATCATCCTCTGCTCGCCTATGAGACGCGGCGGGATTTTCGGGATTGCCGGCTGAGTTTCCGATGGCGATCGGGCGGGCTGATGGCGCTCGACGCGATCAATGGCCCGACGCTGACGATCGAGGGACGGGACGAGACCGGCGTCCCGCGCGCCTGGTATGTTCGCTTGTGGAATTATGCGACGGGCACGGCCGAGGATGCGGAAATCGCGCTCGATTTCGCGGATCTGGACGGCGGCTTTCTGCTGCCCGGAGAGGCCGATCCGGTGTGGGCGGGCGATGTCGACAGGATGTTCCTGTCCCTGGTGCCTCCGGGATACACCGCGCTCGATGCTCCGCTCGCGGGACCGGCCGAGGGCTGGGCGGAGCTGACGGAGATCGTCTGCGACGGGCCGGGATCGGTGCTCGCGATCGGCGACGCGATGGTGCCCGAACATGGGCTGCGCCTCGCGACCGGCTATGACGACAGCTATCATATCACGCCCGAACGGATGCTGCGCAACGCGCTCCAACTCGGTTATCGCGAGCTGATCAACCATTATGTGGGCATGAGCCACTATTTCCGGCTCGAGTGGAATGCGGGGGCGGGCAAGTTTCTGGTGAGCCTTTCGGGCGGCGTGCTGAACGCGCCCTGCGCTGCCTGGCATACGGATTTCGCTACGCGCGCGAAGGCGGTCGGCTTCGAGCTGATCCTGTCGCTCTCTTATGAGCTGTTCGACGCCCATGCCTGGGAGGACTGGAAGCAGCGGGCCGAGGACGGCGCGCCGGCGCTGACCGGCTGGTCGCCGCCGTCCACGCTGCTCTCGCCCGCGAGCTCGGCGGCGATGAGCTATTTGCAGGCGGTGGCGCGGGCGTTCGTGCAGATCGCCGTGGGGGCGGACCAGCCGGTGCGCTTTCAGATCGGCGAGCCTTGGTGGTGGCTGATGGCCGACGGGCGGCCCTGTCTCTACGACGATGCAGCGCGGACTGCGTTCGGGGGGAGCCCCGTCTCGATTCCGAACGTGCGCGCGGCGCTATCGGGGGCGCAGATCGCGCTGCTCGACGAGGCGGGGGCACTGCTGGCGGCATCGACGGGGGCGTTGCGCGATGCGGTGAGGGATGAGGTGGCGGGCGCGGAGATATTGTTGCTCGTTTACCTGCCGACGGTGCTCGACGCCGCCGCCCCTGAGCTGAAGCGCGCCAATGTGCCGCTGGGCTGGGCGAGCCCGGCTTATGACGTTCTCCAGCTCGAGGATTATGACTGGGTGACCGCCGGCAATGTCGGCGCGACCGCTCGCGGGATCGCGGCGATGACGGCGCGCCTCGGCTATCCGATGGCCGAGCAGCATTATTTCTCGGGATTCGTGCTCAACCATGAAGCCGCGCCGAGCTGGGCGGCGATCGACGCCGCCGCCGAGGTGGGCCGGGCGCGGGGGACGGCGGAGACGTTCGTCTGGGCGTTGCCGCAGGTGATCCGCGACGGCTTTGTGCATTTCGATCAGATGGAGGGGCAGGTGAAGTCTTTCGATGACGTGGCTTTCCCGATCGCTCTCGGGCGCGAGGCCCAGGTGGAGCCGGGCTTTTCGACCGCGATCGTCACGACCGCCTCGGGGCATGAGCAGCGCAATGCCGACTGGGCGGATGCGCGCTTGCGCTTCGATGCGGGGCCGGGGTTGCGATCGGAGGCGGACATCCAGACGCTGATCGCCTTCTTCCGGGCGCGGCGGGGTGCAGCGAAGGGCTTTCGCTTCCGCGATCCCTTCGACGATAGCTCGAACGGCATGACGGGCGTGCCGGGATTTGGCGATCAGCCGCTTGGGGTCGGCGATGGCGTCGCTACGCGGTTCGATCTGTTCAAATATTATGGCGAAGGAGCGGAACAGACGGCGCGGCTGATAACGCGGCCTTCGAGCGGATCCGTGCGCGTCGGCGTAGACGGTGTCGAAACGATTGGGGGATGGACGCTGGAGGCGGGCGGCGTGATCGCCTTCGACGAGGCGCCGGAGCCGGGCGCGATGTTGACGGCGGGTTTTCGGTTCGACGTGCCGGTGCGCTTCGCCGAGGATCGGCTGGAGATCAGCCGGGCGACATTTCTGGCGGGCGAAGCACCATCGGTGCCGCTGGTCGAATTGCGGGAAGCTTGAGCGGTGGCCGCGTGGCTGGAACCGGAACTGACCAGCATCGCGCTTTGCTGGCGGCTTGACCGGCGCGATGGAGTAACGCTGGGCTTTACCGCGCATGACCGTGACATAGTGATCGACGGCCTGCGCTTTCGTGCGGCTCCCGGGATGTTGCCCTCGGCGATCAGCCTCTCGGATGGTTTCGAGGTCGACACGCTGGATGTGGCGGGCGCGTTGACCAGCGATGCGATCAGCGAGGTCGATCTGGCGGCGGGCCGCTGGGACGCAGCGAAGCTGCGGCTGCTGGCGGTCGATTGGGAGCAGCCCGAGGTGACGCCGCTGCTGCTGGCACGCGGCGAGCTGGGCGATGTGGGGATGCGCGACGGTGGGTTCAGCGCCGAGCTTCGGGGGCCTACCGCGCTCCTGGAGCGGCCGGCGATCGAATATACCTCGCCCGAATGCCGGGCGGAGCTGGGCGACAAGCGCTGCCGCATGGATCTGTCGGGTCGACGGCGCATCCTTCGTGTCAGCGAGGTGATAGGCGAAACGACGATCCGGCTGAGCGCGGCCGAGGGATCGGTGAATGCTTATGGCTATGGCTGGCTGCGCTGGATCGGTGGAGCGAACAGCGGGCTTGCGAGCGCGATCCTGTTCTCGTCGGGAGATGAACTCGTCCTGCGCGAGCCGCCGCCGTTCGCGACCGAGGCGGATGTCCTGGTCGAGGTGACGGAGGGTTGCGACAAGAGCTTTGCGACGTGCCGGGACCGCTTCGGCAATGGCGCGAATTTTCGTGGCGAACCGCATCTGCCGGGCAACGACCTGCTCACGCGCTATCCGGGCGCATGATGATCCGAAACGGAGCGGATATCGCAAAGGCGGCGCGGCTGTGCGTCGGTGTGCGCTTTCGGCCACAGGGGCGAGATCCATCCCACGGACTTGATTGCGTCGGGCTCGCCGGCGTTGCCTTCGCTCGTTCCGCGCTGCCGCAGGATTATGCGCTGCGGGGCGGCGACGGGGTGGCAATAACGGCAAAAATTTCGGCGGTCGGCCTGAGCAGGATCGGCGTGGACGACGCGCGCGAGGGCGATCTGCTGCTGCTCGAAACGGGCGCGCGGCAGTTTCATCTGGCGGTGCTGACCGACCGAGGTTTCGTGCACGCCGATGCCGGATTGCGGCGGGTGGTCGAGACGCCAGGACGGCCGCGCTGGCCGGTGCTCGCCGCATGGCGCGACGAAGGAGGCTGAGATGGCGACTTTGGTGTTGACCACGATCGGTACGATCGTCGGCGGACCGATTGGCGGCGCGATCGGATCCTTGCTCGGCCAGCAGATCGACCAGCGGCTGTTCGCGCCCAAGGGGAGGCAGGGGCCGCGCCTCAATGATCTTTCGCTCCAGACCTCGACCTACGGCCAGGCGATTCCCAAGCTGTTCGGAAGCATGCGGGTGGCCGGCTCGGTGATCTGGGCGACCGATCTGCGCGAGGAGCAGCATCGCTCCGGCGGCGGCAAGGGCGCGCCGAAGACGACGACCTACAGCTATTCGGCGTCGTTCGCAGTGGCCCTGTCCGCGCGGCGGATCCGCGCGGTGCATCGCATCTGGGCGGACGGAAAGCTGCTGCGCGGCGCGGCGGGCGACTGGAAGAGCGAGACGGGCTTCCGGCTCTATCTGGGCGACGAGGAGCAGGATATCGACCCGCTGATCGCCTCGGCGGAGGGCGGCGGTACGCCCGCTTATCGCGGAATCGCCTATGCGCTGTTCGAGGATTTTCAGCTCGCCGACTACGGGAATCACATTCCTTCGCTGACGTTCGAGGTGGAGGCGGACGAGGGGCCGGTTTCGGTCGGCGCTATCGCGGCAGCGCTTGGCGATGGGGCGATCGGCGGAGATACGTCAGCCAGCGTCGGCGGCTATGCCGCAAGCGGGGACAGCGTGCGGGGCGCGCTGGAAGCGCTCGCGTCGATCGTGCCGCTTACGATGTTGGACGATGGCGTCGCGCTGGCATTGAGCGACGATCCGCCAGCGCCGATCGAGATTGGCGGCGATGAGGCCGGAGCCGCCGCCGATGGGAAGCGGGTGGCGCGCCTCGACGTCGAACGGCGGGCGGCGGGCACGCTACCGGACGAGATCGCTATCGCTTATTACGAGCCCTCAAGGGATTACCAGGCCGGGTTGCAGCGCGCCCGGCGTGGCGGGCCGGGACGGCTGGTGGACAGGCTGGAGCTGCCGGCAGCACTTGATCCCGGCGAAGCGAAGAGCATCGCCGAGCGGCGGCTCGCTACCTTGTGGAGCGAACGTGCGCAGGCGACATTGCGTCTGCCATGGCGGCGCATGGCGTTGCGGCCCGGCGCGCATCTGAGTTTGCGTGGGGTCGGCGGTGTTTGGCGCATAGCAGGATGGACGCTCGATCGGATGGTGACGGAGCTGAAGCTCGTCGCGGTGTCTGCGGGCGGGGTCGGATCGATTGCCTCGGCCGGCCGCGCAACGCCGGGAGCCGATAGGGCGCACGGACCGACCGTTGTTCACCTGCTCGATCTGCCGCCGCTCGATGATACGCCGGCGACGATGCCCCGCCTCTGGGTGGCGGCGGCGGGCGAGCAGGCGGGCTGGCGGCGGGCGGAGTTGACCGTCAGTCGTGACGGTGGAGCAAGCTGGTCGCCGATCGGAACGACCGTTGCGCCGGCTGTTATCGGCGAGACGCTTGGGGCGCTCGGGGCGGGTGATGCCAGCTTATTCGATCGGCGCAGCAGCGTTGACATTGAACTGCTCCACGACGGCATGTGGCTGGAGAGCAGAGACGATGATGCGCTGATCGCCGGCGCGAACCTTGCAATGGTCGGCGACGAGCTGTTGCAGTTCGGTGATGCGGAGCAGATCGGCGCAAGGCGCTACCGGCTGTCGAGACTGCTGCGTGGCCGGCGGGGAAGCGAATGGGCCATGGCGGGACATGCCGCGGGTGAGCGGTTCATTCTGGTCGAAAGTGCGGCCTTGCTGGGCTTCGATCTTCCCGTTGCTGCGATCGGCGGCACCGTCATGGTGCTGGCGGCCGGAGTAGGAGACGGCGGATCGCCGGCTGAAACCGAGACCGCGCTGGTTGCGCGCGCGCTGCGCCCGCCGCCGCCGAGCCATATCCGAGCCGAGCGGCTGGGCGACGGGACGATCCGGATCGGCTGGACACGCCGCAGCCGGATCGGATGGGCGTGGCTTGATGGCAGCGATGCGCCGCTCGGAGAGGAAGGCGAACGTTACGTTCTGACCCTTACGCCATCGACCGGCCTCTCGCGGACGGTGCACCTGATCGCGCCAGGTTACGACTATTCGCCCTCCGCGCAGGATGCGGATGGTTCGGCCGGAGCGGCCTCCATCGTCGTGACGGTGGCGCAGCTCGGCTCGATCGCATCGTCGCTCCCGGCCTCGAGCGCATCGTTCACTTTGTAAGGAGAGCATGAATGGCCGACGCGACCGCACGCTTCAGCCTGGATCTGTTGCAGCCCGGACAGGCCCAGAAGGAGATCTTCCACAATGAAGCGCTGACGCTGGTGGACGCCCTGCTGCATCCGGTGGCGCAGGCTGCCGGTTTGAACGATCCCCCTGCGAGCCCGTTGCCGGGACAGTCCTGGATCGTCGGCGACGCGCCTACCGGGGCTTGGTCCGCTCAAAGCGGGGCGGTCGCATATTGGACCGCCGGAGGGTGGCGCTTCATCGAGCCCGTCCCTGGCATGCTGGTATGGGTGATTACCGACGGATTGTGGGCGCTGCGCGAAGGCAGCGCCTGGACCGTAGGAACGCTGGTCGCATCGGCGCTCAAGATAAATGGCGTGCAAATATTGGGGGGCCAGGAGGCGTCGATCCCAGACCCAACCGGAGGCACGGTGGTCGACGCGGAGGCGCGAATGGCGATAGCAGCGCTGCTGGGAGCAGCCCGCGCGCATGGCTTGATCGCCACATAAGGAATTTTTTTTGCGGTGCCAGAAACTCCGGACGCGTAACGGAGTTTAGGGGTGCGTCAGCCGAAGAGTTGTGTCGAAACTTTAGGCAGTTTTGTGAGACATTTCGGCAACAGTTCAGGGTTATGCGCGCTTGCGCGGATAGTCCGCTTTGGGTAGGTAACGGGCGTTCCTCCGAGGAACCCTAAAGAAAGGGGATTTAT